CAGCGCAGCCAAACCTTGGCTCGCCTACGCCTGCCTATGACCAAGGATTCTTTGGTACGTCATTTGGCGGCTTGAATGTGTACTTTTCCAAGCTGACAGCAGTCTTTTCAACAATCCTCGGACCGCGTGGCGGCAAGTACGTCAACAACCCATATGGCGCGTTTCAAGATGGCACAGATCAGACAGCGGCCAACACCACCACAGCCTACGCCATCACCTTTGACACCACCGACTTCAGCAATGGCGTGACATTGTCTAATTCGTCAAGACTCAATGTGTCTCAGGCTGGTTTGTATAACTTGCAATTCAGCATCCAATTCAAGAACACCACCAATGACGGCCAAGATGTGGATGTATGGTTTCGCAAGAACGGCACAAACATCGCCAATTCAAATAGCAGATTTCATCCTCCAGCAAGAAAGTCGGCGGGTGATCCATCTCATTTAATTGCAGCGCTGAACTTCTTTGTTAGTTTGGCAGCCAATGACTATGTAGAGATCATGTGGAGAACAACAAGCACTGGCGTTAGCATTGAGCATTTTGCAGCCAGCAGCTCACCCACTAGACCAGCAGTGCCATCAGTCATTGCCACACTTTCTTTTGTGTCCAATTTGTCAGTAGAAACCGCATAATTCAGATATGGCACTCATACCTCTCAAGATTCCACCAGGCGTGTACCGCAACGGCACTGAATACCAGTCTGCTGGGCGGTGGTTTGACGCCAACTTGGTACGCTGGTTTGAGAACACTCTCAGACCCATTGGCGGCTGGCGCAAGCGTTCTAGCAGTCAGATGACAGGATCATGCCGAGCCTTATTGACTTGGCGTGACAACAGCGGAGATCGATGGATCGCTGCTGGCACACACTCCAAGCTCTACGCCATGAACGAGGCTGGCACACTCAAGGACATCACGCCATCAGGATTCACATCAGGCATAGCTGATGCCGCAATTAAGACTGGCTATGGTTATGGTCCTTATGGCTCATACGCTTATGGCGTTGCGCGTCCTGATAACGGCACAGTTACACCAGCCACGACTTGGAGCTTAGACACTTGGGGCGAGTATCTGATTGGCTGCTCTGATGCTGATGGAAAGATCTACGAGTGGCAGTTGGGATTCTCAACGCCAACGCTGGCAGCGGCCATCACCAACGCGCCAACAGGGTGTCAGGCTGTAATGTCCACAGCAGAGCGTTTTATCTTTGCCTTGGGCGCATCCAGCAACCCTAGACTGGTGAAGTGGTGCGATCAGGAGAACAATACAAACTGGACGGCATCGGCCACCAGTCAGGCGGGTGACTTTGAGTTGCAAACAGTTGGCTCATTGAAAGCAGGCAAAAGGGTTCGTGGCATCAATTTACTGTTTACTGATGTGGATGTACACACCGCCACATATGTCGGCTTGCCTTATGTGTACTCATTTGAAAAGGCTGGATCAGGTTGCGGTTTGATTTCATCGCAAGCAGTGGCGGCCATTGACACTGCCGCGATGTGGATGTCTACATCAGGCTTTTGGATATTTGACGGATTTGTCAAGCCTTTGCCTTGCGATGTGTCTGACTATGTGTTTCAGAATCTGAACTACAACCAAGCCAGCAAGGTGTATGCGGTACATAACTCCAAGTATGGCGAGATATGGTGGTTCTATCCATCAAGCGCCAGCAATGAGGTTGATTCCTATGTCATCTTCAACTACCGCGAGAATCATTGGAACATTGGCTCATTGTCTCGCACAGCAGGCACTGACAGGGGCGTGTATTTGAATCCTCTGATGGTGTCGTCTGATGGCTACATCTATGAGCATGAAGTTGGCTATGCCTACGACTCAGGCGTTTTGTTTGCCGAGTCTGGACCATTGGAGATTGGACAGGGTGACAACATCATGTCTGTACGCCAAGTGATTCCTGATGAGCAGACATTGGGTGAGGTGGCGGTGAGCTTTAAGTCTAGGCTGTATCCAACATCCACAGAGTCAAGTCATGGACCTTATCCAGCGGCGCAGCCAACTGATGTGCGTTTCTCTGGGCGTTTGGTCAAAGTCAGGTACACAGGTGATGTGCTTGAAGACTGGCGTGTCGGCGTGTCCAAGCTAGATATCGTTGCGATGGGTAAGCGCTAATCGTGGCGGCGAAATAGAATCAAAGATTAAAAGGAAAAAAAATGGCGAATCCAAGACGATTACCACTCCCAGGCGATCCTGGATATGAAGAAGAAATTGCCAAATTGGGCACAGATTCTTTTGGTAGCAGACAAAACGCAATTAATGTTTATCTTGCTGGGGCAAAAAAATATAATGAGCAAATGGCTGACAGAGAGGCTATTGCGGCGTTTGGTAAAAAAGATTATGTTTCAGCTACTCCAGAGGAAGTTAAAGGGATAAAAGCTGAGTCATTAGATCAATATATACAGCAAGGTAAGTTGCCGCCAGTAGTTGTTCAATATGTCAGAGATGACATTCTGAATAGAGGTATATACAATGGTCAGACTGAAGTAAATTTGCCTGGTGTTAAAGAGCCACTTCATGTGCAAGTCACAAATGGTAGCATTGGAAATATAACTGTTCAAAGAGCAGTTGACGGCAGACCATACAACATTCTCTTTTCTTCTAATTCTGGAAAATTAACAGAACAAGCATTTGCCTCAAATGACCAAGGTGGGTTTTTACAAGATTTAGGACCAATGATATTGGCTGGCCTTGCGGCGGGTTATCTTGCGCCTGCCGCTGGTGCAGCGGGTGGTGCGGCGGGTAGTGGCGCTCTAAGCCCATATGCGGCGCAGGCTGCTGGCGCTTATGGTGGCAGTTCGGCGGCGGCAGGGGCGGCGGCAGCAGGAAATCTTGCTGGCATCCAAACGGCGAGTGCAGCTCAGAATGCTTTAAATCTTGGCATTCCTACTGGCGGCGGTGTAGCGCCTGATCAAGTAGCTCGGATGGGTGCAGATCAAATTTCACCATTGACGCCAGAAGCTACTGGTAGCGCGGATAGGGCGGCTTTGTATGGCGCAGAGGGATATGGGGCTTCTGCAACGCCAGCGGAGTTAGCGGCATATGCTGGTGGCACTGGACTTCTAAGCTCTTTGGGAGATGTAGGTTCAGCCATACTAGACTTTGCAAAGGCCAATCCAAGCATTGCAGGATCATTGCTTGGCGCTGTAACTGGTGCGATTGGCGCGGCCAATGCGCCTACATCACAAACCGCCACCACAAGCATTGATCCACAAATCAAGGCAGAGTATTTGGCAAACCTTGAGCGAGCCAAGCAGACGGCGGCTGGCTTACAGGCGCGTCAGATTGCACAGCCAGGTCAGATGTACACCGATGCAGAGCAAAAACTTTACAACCTCGGCATGACACCATTTGGCGCTGCTGACATTGAGAGGTTCTACAACCCCTACCAAGAGCAAGTGGTGCAGGGCGCTTTGAGCGACATTGAGCGTGCGCGCCAAATGCAAGAGCAGGAAAACATGGCGCGAGCAACTGCTGCTAGAGCGTTTGGCGGTTCACGCCAAGGCGTAGTCTCAGGCATGACCAACGAGGCGGCATTGCGTCAAGCGGCTACCACCGGCGCACAGTTGCGATCTGCTGGATTCAATACTGCCGCCAACCTTGGACTGGCAGCGCGTCCCATGGACATTGCAGGCTTGCAGACTTCATTGGGACTCGGCACTACACGCACCGCGCTTGAGCAGGCAAGACTTGATGCGTTGCGTAATCTTGGCACTGAGCGTTTGGCTATTACTGGCGGCGCGTTAGGGCTTCAGCCTGCAAACGTGGGTGGTAGTACATCGCAACCTCTGTACTCAAACGTAGCAGGCAGCGCATTGTCTGGTGGATTGACTGGCGCATACATTGGCAATTTGCTTGGAGGAAAGGCATAAATCATGGCTACATCAGCTCAAAACTTCTCAGGCTTACTCGGTGACATCTTTGGCGGTGGCGGTGGCGCTACTGGCCTTGAAGACTACTTGACGCCAGCTCAGACTGAGCAGATGAATCGTCAGGCTCTGCTGCAAGCAGCCATTGCCGCGTCACAGGCAAGCGCACCAAGCACAGTACCGCGCAGTTTCATGCAGATCCTTGGCGCTGGACTCGCTGGTGGTCAGCAAGGATATCAGCAGGCGCAGCAGGGTGCTGTGTCTCAGTTGATGACAAAGATGAAGATTGATGAGGCGAAACGCGCACAGCAAGCTCAATTAGCGTATCAAAATTTATTGACTGGTCAGCCTACAGTTGGTGCGGAGATCACGCCACAGCAAGCTATTTCAGCGCCTAGTATGGCGCTTGGTCCAACGCAAGAGCGTGCCGCCATGATTGGTCAGCAAGCACCAAGCGTTGCTCCTAGTGGAATGTCAAATTTGACACGCGAACAGCGTTTGATGCTGTCTGCTTTGCCTGCCGAAAAGGGTATACCTGAGATGCTGAAACTTACTCAGCCAACAGAGAAAGCAAGACTGTTAACAGAGCTTGGTATGAAACCAACTTTGGAAAACTTGCGTCTGCTTGATAAACCAGAGGCTGATCCTGAAAAGATAAAGATTCTCAAAGCACTTGGAATGGATGTTAATTTGACCAATTTGCGTCAATTAGACAAGCCTGAGTCTGCCCCCAATGAGGTGCAGTTGTTGCAAGCTGCTGGCGTTCCAGTGACATTTGAAAACATTATTAAGTTGAAGAGATCAGGCGCTACTAGTGTCAATGTTGACACTGGTCAAAAGGGTTTTGAAAACAAGATGTCGGCCAAGAAGACATTCATGTCAGAGCCTATCTATAAAGACTTTACAGACATGAGATCAGCCTATGGTCAGGTCATCTCAGCGTTGGATCAGGGGACACCAATTGGTGACGTTGCTGGAGCCACCAAGGTGATGAAACTGCTTGATCCTGGCTCTGTTGTGCGCGAGTCTGAATTGGGTATTGCGATGGCGGCATCAGGCCGTATGGATAGGCTGAAGTATTATTTTGACAATTGGGCATCAGGTAACAAACTCACACCTACGCAACGTAATGAGTTCAAGCAATTGTCAAATGAGCTGTACGCGGCTGCTGGGCAGGCTTACAACCAAAAGCGTGGCGAATACCTTGACTTTGGTTCAAGCACTGGCGTTGAGCTTGATAAGGCGCTTGGTGCGCCTGCCAATATTCCATCAATTATCAAAAAACAACCTAGCAATGAAGCCAAGCGTATGCCAATGACAGATATCTTCAAACGTCCACAATGAGGCAAAATCATGAGTGAATTAAAGCAACAGATTGAGACGGCCAGAAAAGAGGGCTACCAAGATGATGAAATTATTCAGTTTCTCTCAAGTGGCATGGGTGATTTACCTGATTTAGCACCTCAGATTAAGACTGCCATTGAGAACAACTACACGCCAGCAGAGGTATTAAAGTTCTTGTCTGAGCGTAAGTCGCCTGCCTATGAAGCTGGTGCGAAAAAGTCAGAGCTGGAAAAAGGATTCTTGTCGGCCATGCAAGGCCCTACCATGGGTTTCTATGATGAGATTGCCGGCGCTGTTGCTGCACCAATAAGAGCCATCACTGAGGGCGTACCACTGTCTCAGGCATACCAAGAGCAACGCGACATCATTCGCGGCGCTGTTGGGTCTTACACCAAAGAGAATCCATATACCTCTATGGGATTGCAAGCCGCCGCCACATTGCCAACTATGGCGATTGGCGCACCAGCAAGGGTTGGACAGGCTATCAATCGTGGCGTTGTTACGCCTGCTATGGAGACCATATCTCCAAGACTGGCACAGTTTCAACGCTACCTAACGCAAGCTCCAGCAGCAGGCCAAGTCATGGGTATGGGTCAGCGCATGGCGCAGGCTGGCGCTACTGGCTTGGGTTATGGCATGGTTGGCGGTCTTGGTACATCCGAGGGCGAAACTATTGCAGACATCAGCAAAGATGTTGCAAGAGGCGGTGTAGTTGGCGGTGTGGTAGGTCCAATATCTCAGCCAGTTATGGCGGTGCTTGGAGCTGGTGGCCGTCAGATCGCTGCGAGAGTGTCACCAGCAAGAGCTGAAACCTATGCACAGCAAAAGGTGGCCGAGGCTTTACTGCGCGACACACCACCCGATCTGCTTGAAAGTGCATTGGGAATGTCGCAGGCTCGCATGGGCAAGCTGGGTACAGAGGCTCGCATTGCTGATGTTGGTGGTGCGAATATGCGCCAACTGTTGGACACCATTGCAACGCTCCCAGGTGAGACAAAGCAAGCCTTGGAGCGTGCCATCAGAGAGCGCCAAGCTGGACGCGCTGGCCGTCTTGTGACTGCCGCTGATGAGGCTTTAGGCACTCAAGGCTCGCAGTTCCAGCAGAGCATTGATAACTTTAGCGAGTTGCGCCGAATCGAGTCGCGTCCTTTCTACAACGTCATTGACCAAGCAGTGGTGCAAGTTGATGAGCCTTTGATGAAGTTGTTAAAGCGTTCAGAGTCATTGCAGGGCGCTGCTGAATTGCTGTACCGCACAAAGACTGGTCAGACAATTGATCTATCCAAATTGCAGGCTGGTCAGCCAGTGCCAATGAATGTGCTGGATACATTGAAGCAGTCACTATATGACTCAGCGCAAAGCCTAAAGCGATCAGGCGCAAATCAGCAAGCTATGGCCTATGACGATGTGCGCCAAGAGCTGATCAAGGCACTTAGCGAAAGATCGCCAAAGGTTGGCGGCAAGTCTGCTTATGCACAGGCAATGGAGAAGTGGGCAGGACCATCACAGATGATGGATGCCGCCGAGCTTGGACGCAAAGCCATGACAGGTGACATTGTCAACTTCAAGCAAGAATTGCGTGGATTGACTGGTTCAGAGATGGACGCATTCCGCATTGGTGCATTGCAGGCTTTGCGCCAAAAGACAGGTACAGAGGCTGGTCAGACTTCACTGCTGAAGATGTGGAAAGAGCCAGCAACGCAAGATCGACTCAAGGCTGTATTTGGCAACGACTACCGACAGTTTGCAGCGGCAGTTGCCAAGGAAGCTCGACTCAAAGGGCTAGAGTCTGCTGGCCGTGGATCGCAGACCGCGGCACGCGCTGCTGGCATGGCCGATCTTGATGTTGCACCAGTGATGCAGGCTGGTCAGGCGGTTGCCACAGGCAATGTGCCTGGCATGGTCACATCAGCATCTAATCTTTTTGGCCGAGTCCAAACGCCAGAAGCAGTACGCAACCAAATGGGGCAAATCCTGCTCTCACGCGAACAGCAAAAACTTGTTGATCTGTCCGAGTCAATTCGCCGCATGAACGAGGCACGCTCACGCGCTGCTGGAGCTGGTGGTTATATCGGTGGACAAACTGGAATAATCGGGTCTAACCTCGCAGGACAATAAAGCATGGCAGATTATCTTGACTACTTAATGGGCGTTGGAGAGACTGGCGCAACGCTTGGTAGCGGTGCAATGGCAGGCTTATTGGGTAT